AAGCCAACTTCTGCTTCTTTGTCTTGCAAGCCAGCACCTTCCTGATTTCCTCACGGAACACCGCTTGGCTTTGAATCAGCTGCTTCTCAATAAGCAACTCATTCCCTATCCTTACGTAATCTGCGTACTTTCCCATTACGTTTCCCCAAGGTAGGCCAAATGTCTCTCAGCAAAGGCATCTTCTTATCCTGATGCTCCTTGACAATCTTATCCTGTTGCTCAAGCAGGAAATCATATTCCTCCTTGGTCAACTGCTTAATCATTGTCGTGTCTTCCATTTAATCTCCACAGAAACAGGCTATTGCCTCTTCAGCAGGGTCAAACAAGTTGGTTTGATCTTGGCTGAACTTCAACATTGATGCATAGCTTGGACGGTCTGAGCGGAACACAGCGCCGCTTGGCTTGCTTGCCAGTGCCAGTGCCAGTGCCTCCATCTTAGCCCACCATGTTGCACGTTCTGGCTTCTCTGCAATCAGAGAAAGGATTTGCGATCCACCTTTAAGAAAACACAAATCACAATTTCCGTGCATGGTCACACCGTTGTTGTTTGGCAATTTAAGATCAAAAAATTGAGCTTTCCAAAATTTGCCAACATCTTGTTTAGTAATCCCAGCCGTCACCAAAGGTATCCGTGACTTGTCTGCAATCTTGGCTGCTCTTCGTTGCTCATCTGCCCTCATTCCAACCCAATCCATTGTCTCATTGTGTTCCCACCCAAGAGATTTAAGATATTTGTGAATAGTGCGTATCTTGAGTTCCGCAGTGCAAAACCTGGTAACAGGGTTTGGCAAATAGTTACGCTTGCGAATCAACGCCTCAAAAGGTTCACCATTGCGGCTGGCTGTTTCAAACGTGACACGTTCAAAAGCCGGGTCAGCATCACGAAACTCAACCCAATGAATTTCAACACCCCAATAGTCTGAGCAGTCGTAAACAAACTCCAGTGTCTTTTCATCTTCCTTGCCAGTGTTGGCAAAGCACACGATAGCCTCATCAGGCAAACCACCATTGCTTTGCAACACACGCCAGAGCATATAAGCACTAGTCCTGCCACCACTAAAACTGATGCAGGTTGGCTCCGTGATCTTAAAAGGATCACTCACGCCGTCCTCCACACCCGAATCCCACCATCCACCTTCTTCGCAGTGAACTTCATCCCCAACTTCTTCCCATAACGCTGGTTCGCATTGCACACAGCAACCATCGTCTTGCTGTTTACAAAGAAACTCTGCCCAACCTGCATATCCTTGTGAGGCCAACCAACCCGCACACGCACAGGAACCGGAACATCGCTAACCACTTCAATCATTGCAAACCCCTATAAGTTGATAGTAGACGTATCATAGCATACGCGACAGGTAAAAAAAAGCCTGCGTAAGCAGACCTTTGCTTTTCGAAGAAAAAAAAGCCCACCACACGGCAGGCTAAGGTCTATCGACCAAGGAGGAGAACACCAAATATATCAGATTTCTTTTGGGGGGGTTAGCGTGGGGGTGCACGTCATCACACATCTCACTGCCCATCACCTGGGCCACCTGCCACCGTGTTAGCAGCTAGCATCCCATTGTGTCCAGACAAGCCCCAAGCCATTTGAGAATCAGTGCCAGCATATGGTTAACACACTCGTAGCTTTGTGAGAACCCCATGTGACCCCATGTGAACCATGTCAACCAGTGCAATCAGGGTTACATGTGATTAGTGTAATCACAAAAAGCATGTGGATAACATCACACAAACCACCATGTCACCACACGACATGTAATCACATTACATCATGTGATTCTATGTGATTACATGTGACATGTAATCACATACATGTAAGTCACTGATTACATGTAACCAACACTTAAACTTTAAAAAGTAGTTGATTGACATGGCGTGATCACTTGGCAAGAAAACACTGTGTTGTAATTACTTTGCAGTGTTAACACTTGAACATTGTTTTCTTTTTCTTTGTGATCGCTCGCATAAGGTTCAGCGTACCATGAAAAACAGTAAAAGTCAATAGGTAACTGTCGCATACGTGACAGTCTACTAGGGTAAACCCCTAGAAAATAGTTGTTGACATGGGGTTGATATGCTTATTTGCGCGATATACTCTATCTCATGGCAACAACGCCATGCAACAAACAGGAGTTCAAACATGACAGACATCACACCAACTATTGGAGATCGCAGCAAAGTTGACTGCACACTAGTTCACATGGGCCAGGCATGGCGTGTTCTAGGCGTAGGTGCAGAGCGCAATCGCAATACATACTGCCATCTTGCAAGCCTGCACAATTTCCGCATCCAAAAAAACGGCAAAGTACCAATGCAAATTGGTGACTGGATCGACAATGCAGTGTTAGCAGCTGCTAATGATCAATCCTGATCCCATCCTGTAGCGCATCACTGGTGCGCTATGGGATGCGATCCTGCATCGTCAACTCTCATAAGAGGATAGATATGGTCAAAATTTCAGTTACTAGCAAGCTTGACGGCATCAGATCTTGGTCTCTACAGGCCCTAGACACCTGCCCGGGTAGCATTGAGTCACCCGGCGTCTTAGTTGATGCTTGCAAGGGTTGCTATGCCACTACGGGAAACTATCGTTTTAGCAATGTCAAAGCACCTAGGGAACACAATAAGCTTGACTGGCAACGAGTGGAATGGGTTGACGACATGGTCGAAGAGCTCGAGCGCGACAAATACTTCCGGTGGTTCGATTCGGGCGATATGTATAGCTTGGCACTGGCAGAGAAAATCCTCGATGTCATGCGCCGGACACCTTGGGTTAAGCATTGGTTGCCAACCAGGATGCATAAATTCCCGAAGTTTCAATTGGTCATCCGTGAGATGTCCCAATTAGATAACGTGATGGTCAGACCATCGTCAGACTCAATTGTTGGTGTGTTTATCCCGGGTTTGCATGGTAGCGTCATCGTCCCTGATTCTCGCGTCAATCCCGATATGGTCACATTGTGCAAAGCATACGAGCATGATGGCAAATGTAACGGATGCCGCGCTTGCTATGACAAGTCAGTCCCTGTAATAGCATACCCGGCGCATGGTAAGACGATGGCTAAAGTTATCCGAATCAAGGTGGCTGCATGATCAAAACCATCGTATCACGCTATCCAGGACGCTGCGCCCGCACGGGAAAGCGTATCCCTGCGGGTACTGTCGTCTTATACGACACCACAACAAAGCGGGTACAGCTGCCCGGCCAGCATTCCATCACTCTTATGGGTGAGCATGGCCCTAAAACGTACTACCGTAATGTCGCAGGGCGTTGCGAGGATGCCCCTTGCTGCGGATGCTGCAATATCTGAAACCCCCCCAAACCCTTGCCAGACAAGGGTTCACCACTCTCATGCGTAACTGACCTAAAGCCCTACGGGTTAGGGCTTTGTGGCACTTATGCCGTTAATTAGGAGAATGACACTATGCACAACATCAGCACAATACCGACTGACGTAAAAGTACAGCCTTGGTCTGACATTACACCAGAGGCGCCAGACTGGCAGTTCCGCATTAGTTTCGTTAAGGGCGTTGAGACACTTTGGCGGAAACACAATCACCCAGCGTTTTATGGCGGTCACCAGATATCGCGCATCGCTATCGAAACCAAGTTAGCCAGAGAATGGCTAGATGCTGCTGGATACGACACTTTCGAATTGAATATGCGATCCAAGCACTAATAACCCCCAAACCCTTGTCACACAAGGGTTCACCACTATCATTTTAAGAGAAAGTATGCGCTACTTACGCGAACTATTCGAGGCTATGCTGGTCGCTGCAGTTATCGCCAGTCCTTTTGTTCTTTACTTTTGGAGCATGAAACCATGATGCACTTTGACGACGCCGACGATGACCGCGACTACCACCGCATGATGGCCGACGATGGCCCTAGCGTGGTTGACCAGGACGATTCAGAGCCGGGTATTTGCCCTGCCTGCAATGGTTCTGGCGAAGGCATGACCGACGGCAGCACCTGCAGCACTTGCCGCGGGGAGGGCGAAGCATGAAAGTGTGGCCATTCCCGACTGACAAGGTGCCAGACAACCAGCCCATGAGGCCATTGCCATTTAACCCTGACAACTTTGAGGAGTCACCATTTTGAATTGTTGTAATGATTACGGCCAATGCAACCAAGGCCGAGACTGCCCAGCCAGGGCTAAGTTGTCTGAAAACGACGACGACATGGGCGCACTTGAGACCATCGCGTGCATGGCCGTCACGATGATGGCTGTCGGCATCTTGCTGGCAGTAGCTGGCATAGCTGCTGGTTTCATCTATGCCCACTGGATCGCCTGACAGACCCGCCAGCGAGACCATATGGAACAAAGGAAATTAAATGAGTTGGCTCTTTTCGCAGGCGCTGGTGGAGGAATACTTGCAGGAAAACTTCTCGGATGGCGAACCGTCTGTGCAGTTGAATGGGAACCATACCCAGCAAGCGTACTGTGTGCAAGACAAAATGACGGACTTCTCCCGCCTTTCCCAGTTTGGGATGACGTTTGTACCTTTGACGGAAAGCCGTGGAGAGGAATTGTTGACGTTGTTTCGGGAGGGTTTCCTTGCCAAGACATTTCAGCCGCAGGAAAAGGCGCAGGTATTGACGGAGAACGTAGTGGAATGTGGCGAGAAATGGCGCGGATCATTCACGAAGTACGACCCAAGTACGTCTTTGTGGAGAACTCACCAATGCTCACTTCTAGGGGACTTGGAACTGTTCTCGGAGACTTGGCCTCAATGGGGTTTGATGCGCGATGGGGAGTGCTGGGAGCAGCGGACGTTGGAGCAAACCATCAGAGGGACAGAATTTGGATTGTCGGAAAAATGGCCGACACCAAGGGTGATGGAAGTAGACGAGAGTTACGATCAGTATATTGCGCGGATGCAACGCAGTGGAAATCCGAAAAACATGGGAAAAACCAAACCCAACAATTTGACAATGGCCGTCAAAATGCTTCCCACACCGACTTGTCACAACAGCAAAGAGGGAGCTTACCCATCGGAATTCAACAGAAAAACGCCTACGCTTGCGACACATGCTGGTGGGAAACTGAACCCAACGTGGGTCGAGTGGTTGATGGGCTGGCCTCTGGGGTGGACAGACTTAAAGCCATTGGAAATGGGCAAGTGCCCTTATGTGCAGCAACAGCCTGGAGACTGCTAAACAGTTAACCCTTTGAACATCATGGGTATTGCATTGTTGCACGATATCCATGATAATCCCGATACCGTCACTGATGCGGATTCATCAGCTAAACCTTGAAAGGAGTTTTTATGAGTGAAAGTAAGTTCTGCGTCAACTGTCGCCATTGTGACAAGACAGAGGTCAAGGCATACACAAGGCCTGAACATCAGTATCAAGAATGGATTTGTCACAAGGTTGGGGTCATTAACCCTTGCACCGGTGCGCCGTTCAAAACGCTGGCGAACGCTGCCCGAATCACTGGGGCTTGCAGCAAGGGCGAGTTCTGGGAACCGCTGGAGAAGGTGACCAATGAACAACCGTGAAGACTTTGAACCAGCGGTTCGCAACCAGGCATTGTGGGCATCAGACACGCGCAGGATCATCGACGGGAAAGCCGCCGAGGTTTACCTTGAGCGCACCGGCAACGCGCTCCCGGCTGATCTGAGTGAGGTTGAGGCTGTCCAATGGGGGCTGCGCCTTCAGGACGCCATTGGTCGCGCAGTGTCTGACAAGATGCAAGTGGGACTGAAGGATGCGGACTATATGCTGTCACATCCGCGACACCCTTGGATGAGGTCACACTTCGATTTCATCAGCGAAGATGGTCAAACATTGGTTGAAGTCAAGAACTATGGTTCGCATCAGAGAAAGTTCTATGGTGAAGATGGCACTCAGATCATCAAGTCTGCTGACAAAGGCCAGCTAGTGCATGAAGCTGCAGTTCACGGTGTCAAGAACATTGTGCTGGCAGTGCTATTCGGAGGCCAGGAACTGTGCTTGTACCCCTATGAGATTGGCGACCAAGAGAAAGACGATCTCATCCAGATGCTGTCTGTTCATTGGGGGCAGATTGTTAGCAGAACACCACCCGCCGCTGAGTCCATCGAGGCTGCTAAACGCTTGTATCCGGTGTCTGTCAACAATTCCATCATGGCAGACCAGCAATTGGAGCAACGTGTCGCTATGCTGAAGCAGATCAAGGCAAACATTAAAGCACTGGAGACTGAGGAAACAAAGTTGCAAGCATGGGTGCAGTCACAGTTGGCTGATGCAGACACCATCTTAGACATTGAAGGCCGGGTGTTGGCAACGTGGAAGAGCGCCAAACCCAGCATGACGTTTGATGCAACGCTGTTCAAGTCGGCAATGCCTGACGTGTTTGATCGTTTTGTTGTGGAGAAAACTGGTTCACGCCGGTTTCTAATCAAATGACGATCACACAACAACTAAAGAGAATCATCAGGCGGCTTACCCCGGCTGAGATGGCCGCTGCTGAACTTGCAGAGGCTGAATTACACCGCCTGGAAGCACATAGCGCAATGGAATACGCATCCAGCGTTGTCAGCTATGAGGATGCCAGGATCAAGCGGCTGAGGAAGTTTCTGGCCGACCAGGAGAAGCAAGCATGAGCACCGCGTGGGAAACAAAGCGTTCCGGCGTCTGGGTTATGCGCCAGACCCGACCTACGAAAACTGCTCCGCGCCGGGACAATATCTGGGATCGCACAACGTACCGCAGCGGCGACGGTGACCACATGCAGACGCCATGCTGAAAGCGAGGGAAGCATGACAAC